GCTCAGGCAGTGCCTGCCCTGCCGGCTGTTCTGCGAAGCTGATGTCGTATTCCTTTTCCAGCCTCTTCACTTCGGCCTTCTCGATGGCCCGCTGGCGAAGCTTCTTCTGCCAGTCGTTGCCCTGGCGGCCGTGCTCGTCGGCGAGCGTCGTCGTGTTGTTCTTCAGCCGCGCCTCCTGGGCCTTCGCTTCCTTCAGCGGATCGACGTGCTCGGTGCCGTCCCAGAACCACGTGTGCGGCACGCGCCCCGTCAGCAGTGCCAGGCCGCGCTCCAGTGCTTCCCGCAGCCACGCCGCCTGGATGCGGTCGACCACCCACTCCTCGCCGTCGTCCTGCTCGACGCGCTTGGCCTTGAAGTATCCCTGGTGATCGAGCCGGCCCGAGGCATAATTGTAGTCCGACGAGTCGCCGGCCGCGATGTTGCGTGGCATCAGCACGCACCGGGCCATCTCGTTGATGATCTCGCGCTTGAACTCCGGATAGGTCGTCGTCGGCTGCTGAGCCGTCATCTGTCCCAGCTTCCAACCCTCAGGCAGCACGGTCGCCATCCGCCGCTCAAGCTCGATCAGGCTCCACGGCGTCGCGGGCGTCACCGCCGGGTCCTCCGCATCGTCGATGGCATCGGCCGGGGCATCGGTCTGCAGCACGGCCGCAAAGTTGGCAGCCGTCTCCGCCGCCTCGAGCACCGCAATCGTGTACCGCCGCAGGATCGCCGAGAGCGGCAACGCCGGCATGATCTCCGAGATGCCCCGCTGCTGGCCCGGCCGCGTCGACTTGAACCAGTGGATCACGTACTCCGCCGACTGCCAATCGAACGTCAGATCACCGGTCAGGTCGCCCGGATGGCTGCGGAAGATGCAGTAGGAGATGGGGTTGCCGAACGTATCGAACCGAATGCCGTCGACGTCGTTGCTCGCCATCGCCAGCCACGGCGATGTCACGCGGTCGCACTCCACGAGCTGCAGGTCCAGCTTGATCTCAGACGTGACCTTCCGATTCGTGGTCAGCACCGCGAACACCTCGCCGTCGACCGCACGGGCGTACCGCATCGTCCGCAGCTTCGCCGCCAGGTGAACCGCCTCCGCCCATTCCTTGAATGCCTCCTCGAGCCGATCGTTCAATCCCTGGTCCTTCGTCAGCATCTGCAACTGCGGCCCGATCCCGATGCAGTCGTTGGCCAGCGTCTGCACCATCCCGTTCAGATAGCAGTTGTTCGCCGCCTCATACCGTGCCCGCTCGCGAACCCTCTTGCGCACGTCCAGGGAGTTGGCGGCCGCCGCGCTCAGCGAATCGGCATTCGCCCAGTGGCGGCGATTGTCGTCCGTTGTCTGAGCCGCATCGTAACCGCCACGAATCATCGGCCGCACCATTGGCGGGCCGCTCCGCACGATCGGCACCGCAACGCGCACCACCGGAGCCGGAGCCTGCGAGACCTGTCCGCGCCCGCCAGTGCGGGTCCGTGCTCGTCCGTGCTTTTTCCGACGTCTCGCCATCAGATGCTTCCTGGAGCTACGATCTTCAGCAACTTGATCCCCAGGCCCTTCTTGCGGCTGGCCGTGCGCGCAGCTACGTAGCGATCCGCCGCGATCTGGTCCGGCAGCGGATGCTGCTCGACGGAGCCGCTGTCGCCCGACGCACGCCGCGGGCCAACTGCCGACTCCTCGATTGCCGTCTTGATCTCGTCTGCCATCGTCTTGCTCCTGGCTGCCGGGCGAACAAAAAAACGCGCAGTGGGTGGAGCTCCACTGCGCGTCTTTTGTTCGGTTGAACCCGGCGGATCAGGCCGGGCGGAAAATCTGCCGTCTCATGAATTATAGCATAGGCGAATCCGGCTCGTCAAGCGAAATATCCGCATTTTCTGAAGCAGCAGGAAAAGTCGTTACACATGTGTAACTAGTTTTTCGCCAGGCCGGTTTTTCGGCATTCCTGTCAAAGTTATTCCCTTGACGTGAGCCGCAATCCTGATGCAGTCGCGCAGAACCGATTCTGGGCATGTTCGACATCTCGGCCGAGCATTGCCGGTACCGAAACAGTTCCGTCGATACATCCTGTTTCGTGTCAAATATTTGACGACACACGACAGCCGTTTGACTTCCATGTCCAGATGAACGCTTTGTCGAACTAGCTTTGCCAAGCGCCGACAGGTTTCACATGATTCCGTCATCTCATAGTTCCTTTCAATCAGTCAGCGGCTTCTCCACCGTCGTCAGTCTTCGGCCACAATTCCGGCATTCTCTGCGCCTCACAATCCAGCCATCCGCACGCGGCCGCGTGTAGAGCACGATGAAGTGCCTGCAGCCGCAGTTCCGGCAGATCAACCCTACCTGCCGTTCCACCGGCTCCCGCTCCGGTTTGGGCACCGGCACCGGCACTGCTGGCAGTGCACCGGTTTTTCCTTTTTCCTTTTTCCTTTTTCCTTTGCTCATGCTTTGCCCGCCCGTGCCCGCCGCTGCCATTCGCCGAAATCGACGCGCTCACGTTTCTTCCGCTTCGTCGCACCCGTGCCCGGCAGCGTGGCACCGAGCATCGAGGCCGCCACCGCACAGCCCACCAGGCAGTCCAGCCAGTGGTTGTCGGGATGGGCAGGCCGGATCTTCCATTCATCAACCGTGCGGCCGCGTGCCGAGACCTGCACGGGATACTCGGCCGTCAGATGCTCGGCCAGCAGCTCGTGGGCCTTCGGATCGTCGCCGTAGAACGACAGCCGCCCGGCCTGGCCGGCCGGCACCGACAGCATCGAGTGGATCGTGGATTTCCAATGATTCACGTCGATCAGCATGTGCCGCACACGGCGCGTGCCGTCCTCGACGATCGGCACCCGCCAGTGCAGGCCGCTGCGCTCGCCGCGTCGTTTCTGGTATTCGCTGAACGGCTTGTTCGACGCACTGACCGCACGGCCGTGCGAGGGCATCAGGATGCCGGCGAACGCTGATGACCGGCAGAAATCATAGACCACCTTCGTCGACTTCCCCCAGTTGGCGTCGATCAGGCAGCGGTCGATGCGCACCTCGGCCGAGTCCTCGCGCTGGTAGGCGCGGCCGAGCCGTTCGACGGTCAGCTCCGCCAGTGCAGCGTGGATCTGCGCCTCGAGCAGCAGCCCCGGCTTCGCACGTGCGATCGTCGCCCGGGCATCTCGGAGCGTGAAGTATGACCGCCGCTGGTCCGGCCACGTGCCGTAGTCGATCACGTAGCCGGTGAAGTTCTCCTCCCACGCGGCCAGCAGCCAGAACAGTACCTTCTGCTGCACGTCGACGTAGAGCGTCACCCACTGGCACCGCTCGGGCACCAGGCCGCGCTCGACACCGCTGATCTGCTCGGCGATGGCGTTCGCATCCAACAGATCCGGCGCATTCTCGGCAGCCGCCGGCTCGTTCTGGCATTCGGCCATGAACGCGTCGGCGTCGCGAAGCTTCAGGTTCATCGCGTGCTGCACGGCCGACAGCTCGCCCTGGTTGAAGTTCGCGGGCCAGGCGACCTGTGCACCGGCGTCCATCTCCGTGCGGTGCTTGCGGTAGAACTTCGTGGCTTCCTTCCCGGTTCCGCCGGCCCGCAGCGACGTGTGCAGGATGTCGGCGTATTCCGCCCAGAGCTGCTCGTTCGTTGGGAAGGCATACACCATCTTGCGGCGCTCGCCCTGCCACTCGGGATGCTTCTCGCGGTCGAGGATCTTGTCGGCCAGGTCATCAGGCCTGATGACGGTGCACGCCAACAGGCCGGCGACCTTCTGCCCGGGGCCCGGCAGGTACAGCACGTCGCTGTTCAGGATCGACAGCCTGTCGCGCGTCTGTTTCGGCGAGCCGGCGGATTCTTTCGTCTGCGGATCGTCGATGAGCACGAGCTGCGGCCGCACGGTCTGGCCATCGGGGCGGGTGCGTTTCTGGCCACGGATCCCGGCGCCCTCCATCCCGCTGCACGAGATGACGATGCCGCTGAGCCGGCTGCCCTCGATCGTCGGCAACACGATCTGGTCCGCGTTCCACTCGATGCGGGTGGGCTTGCCCTTGTGCTTCTGTCCACGCTGACGGTTCGTGATGCGTTCGAGCTTGCCGATCGGATAGCAGACTTCGGGGAAGTCCGCGCCGAGCGGAACGTTCGTCTCCAACCAAATCTTGAATTCGTCCATCAGCTTGATAGCCATCGTAGCCGATGCGGCGATGAGGCAGACGAACGGCGTGGCGGCCGTCAGCGCCGCCCAGAGCACGCCCATCTGGCAGAGGGTGGTTTTCCCCGATCCGCGCGGCATCGCGATTGCGAACAGCCCGCCCTGCCTGACAACGCGTTCGATCCGCTCGAGCACGAGCAGGTGATCGGCCGACCACGGGAGGAAGAACACGTCGGGGAAGTAGGTCTCGCAGAACTTCCGAAGCGATTTCTCCGCGGCGGCCCGGCGCTTCGGATTCGCGACGGGCGGGATGTCGCCGATGTCCTGGGCCTGAGCAGCCCTCTCGCGATTCTTTTCCGCCTGCTTGCGCTTGGCCTCCTCGTAGCTCTGCCGCTCCTCGGGTGGACGCAGGCATTCCAGCGTGAGCCAGGCGGCGTAGCGGAAGAGGTCGACGGTGTGGTCGTCGCCGATCTGGTAGCCGGCCCGCTCGCGGTGTCGACGCAGCTGCCTCGCACTGATCACGGTGCCGCGCGGCGTCGAGTTGAGGAGCCGCACGAGCGCGGCCGGCTTGAGTTTCCTCGGGTCAAGCATCCTTCGCGCACTCCTCGATCAGGAAGGCGCTGTAGTCGAGGAGGCTGATCGTGCCATCGGGACGCAGCAGTTCCCCCCCCTCAGCGATTTCACGAACCTGCTCCTCAGTAATCTGTCGACCCGACGCAGACGATAGCACCTTGGCCACCTCGGCAATGCTCAACGCGGTGATCTTCAACGGTTTCGATGGTTCATTCATCGGATGATAGCTCCCTGTTCAGTTCAGTGTGGCGGGAAAAAAAGATTCCCGGAAATCTGCCCGTTCACCTTGACTTCCGCTGCGAAAGATGGCTTAATGTGAGTGCGTAAGGCATTGTGCCGCAACGAGTTACGACGAAAGCAAGGGGCAGAAGAATGAAACAGATTGATGACCCGGAACGCGAAGACGCGCAGATGATCGAAGAGGCGATGCAGAACACGCTCACGCCCGAGGCGGTGGCAGCCATCGCATACATCATGAGGGGCGTGGTGACCGACGA